TCCACCAGTAGCACGAACTTCATTAGCTGATATGTCATACATTGTCTTTGCTAATAAATCTGAACCTAATACTTTGCCTCCGCCTGCAACATGTAGTTCTGTTTTGGCTACATTTGCCGATGCTCCAATAATTACTCCTGCTGCTCCTGCTCCATCAAATGATCCGGTGGCTCCAGCTGCAACTGCAGTTGTTTGATAAAATGTTCCAACAGCTCCAAATCTATCATAATCTGATGAGCCTGTTTGTGTATGTTCTAAATGATAATTTGGTGCTGCCATTATTTATTCCCTAATTTTTTAAGTTCATTTACTAGTTCATAATAACGTAACATTGTCAATACATCTTTATCTTCAATTGTATGTTTCTTATTTAATTCAGATAACAAGTTAGTAACTTCGTTTAATTTAATTTTAATAACTTTACTACCAACTGATGTCTTTAACTTTGATATAATATCTTGCAATTTAGTAGTTTCAGATAAAACATATTTTTTTAACTTAACTGAATTAGTTACATTATTAATATATTCTTTTAACATTTTCTTTTGAGATGCACCTAAAGTAGAATATTTTTCATTGAACTTATCTACTACCATTTTACTAGCTAATATACGTACATCTTTATGTTCTGAAGTAAGGCTTGGGGCATTATCTTGTTTTTTAATAGATGTTTGTACATGTTCAATTAATGAAAATTTACTTGATATATATTCTTTAGGATCATCTGCAGAATTAAATTCAAATAATTTATATGTCGATGCATGTAATTTATAATTTTTAACTCTAGATTTAAAAAAGTCTTCAACTATATAATTAGCTTTTAGATCTTTAATCAAATTATATTTATCACGTTTCAATTGAGATTCGTTTAAGTCAGCACGTGCCTTTAACACCGCCTCTACAAACTTTTCAGCTTTTGATTCTGATGAAAATTTCTCCTCTGCAATTGTCCTGTATAATTTTAATTCTTTTTGAATCTCTGACTTTGAATTATAATGTCTTTTGATAATTCGAAGTGCTTTCGAATCCATATTATTCATAGTGTCAGAAGCAACTTGTCGTACAAGCAATTCAAATATTAATGCGGTATTTTTTACCTTTGAATGTTTTATTCGTTTCATGAAAGTTCGCCCCGTATAATCATATTTTTTTAATAAATATGCTAGCAATTCGGAAATCCATATTAGATTATTCTTCTAATAACTGGTTCTCGTCTAGCATTGTCCCATTATCATCTGTTTTGTCTTCATTCAACATCGTTTGTTGGATGACTTTCGATTTATTTTTCATGGAAGCAATTAAATTACTTACCTCTAAATTTTCTGTACTCAATGGTGATCCACCTTTATATTTATGCTGTATTGGTGAAGCATCTGTTGCAAATGTTTTTCCTATCTCCTTAGCCGCTAACGGGTCTCTTCCAAATGTTGAATTATGTGATTTACCATTAATCGGTCCTTGTGGTCTTCCAGGTCCTGCAACATGTTCTTGTTCTTGTCCTGGTAACAACCCTCCTTTGTTAGCAACATGCATTGACGCTATATCATGCGGAGTACCAAACGACTGATTTGTCTTTCTTGGATCATTACCTTCACCTTTAATTTGTTCTCTTCGGAACCCTTCTTTAAGATCTTGAATCACTTGTTCTTGTTCTGCCGTCCATTCATCTTGACTTAATCCAAATATATTTTCATACACCCATCTCTGAGAAAATAGATTTGATTCTAACATTGAACTAGCAAGTCCAATCTTTTCATTAAGAGTTTCAACTTTTTGTTTTTCATATATAAGAGATGGATTGGTTAAGTTTAATTCAAACCCAACTAAATCTTCATCTTTAAATCCTTGAGAAAATAAATGTACAATTGCAATCTTAGTTAATTCAGAAACAAATATCTTTTGTATTCTTTCTATTGTTCTAGCAAATCTTACATCTTCTGCTGCTAATGTTGCTTTACCTTCTACTCCCTCATCATATCCTAAAAATGCTTTAGGTATTTTTAATGCAGAAAATAATTTATTTTTTAAATAATCAATATCTTCAATAGCACCATCACTAGATAGGCCTGGCAACGATTCTATATTAGTTCCAGATTCTCCTCCTCTAACAGGCAAAAAGAAATCCTCAATCATATTTTGCATATTAAATTTAAGATTATAGTCTCCTGTCTTTTCATCTATATAAGGAACCTTTTTCATCTTATTGATAATATTTTGGATATGATTATCAACCTCGGCTGGTGGTATATTACCTACATCAATTTTAAAAATTCTTCTTTCCGGTGCTCTCATGATTCTTTGAATCAACATTGCATCTTCCATAAGAGTTAATTGTTTATAAATTTTTCTAGCACCTTCGATCATTGACTTTCCATATGGTAAAAAGTTTGTATCAGATAATAATCTAAAATGTGCTATTTCAAATGACTCGAATTCAGTTGGATTACCACCGCCTCCTCCAGACCATTGGTTATTTCCTCCACCATGTGTATTTTCCATAGTAAATTTATGTGCATATGGATTGCCAGGATCAAATCCTTCATCTCTTCGTATTTCATATGCTGATACTGGAGTTACATTTACAATTCCAATTTCTTCTTCAACATCTAAATGTAAATAAAAATCTCCATATTTACATGCATTTCTAATCCATGGCCATAAATTATAATCTATATTCAATACATCATAAAATAAATTTCTTAATACTTTTCTTATTTCGTCATTAGGAGATGTGATTGTTAATGTATCTCCATCTGCATCTTTAACTGTTGATTCGTCTGCATAGATATCTAATGCCGATGATAATATCGGATCCATATCCATTGCTTCATAATCTGTAAATAGTTCTATTTTTGATGTATGAAATGTTTGATTTTGATTATATGTCCCGTAACCAGGCATACCTTTATGTACGCCAGAAAATCTATCAACATATTTTTTGTTTGTTAAATTTCCTGTCGATTGTAATCGATTTGTATCGACGGCCTTAAGACGATTTTTTGCAATTCTTCTAACAACTACATTTGTTGCAAATAATCTACCTAACCGCGCTCTTAATGATGTGTCTGCCATAGTTTTCCACTTTTATATAAATATCTTGTTACTCTAAAAGCCAGGTTAAATCTTCATTGTCCTTATCACCTGATTTCCATTGCCAATCCTTTGGTCTATCTGTTCCTGTTGAATATACACCTGCCGATTTCCCAAAGCCGCTCAATGCCTTTCTAGAAAGATCTACTCCTTGTTGATGTAATCTTAATGCAGTATCTCTTACCCATAATGCAATTCCAAATGCCATTACCAAATCATCGTTATATCCTCTCTGTGCTTCTGCTCTACTACCATTCCATATAAAGACATATAATTCATCTACCAACCGTTTTGACTTTACAACTGGCGACTTTTCTCTAAAATATGTTTCTAATTTGGATATGATTAAAGGTCTGGTTTTTGATGTTGTAGAAAATCCAGGAACCTTTTGTCCTTTATTTTTTAAATCATATCCTTTTCTTAAATGTACATCTTCATCTACATATGCATCTTGTTTATAAGAATAATATAAATTTTCATATCCTTTATCTATTGCAACTTGTAAAACTGCCCATCCTATATTTGCATTTTCAATAACTAGTAATGCATTATTCCATTCTGTTGCTACAGATATTAACATGTTACCATATTCAGTAGTTCCTATCTTACCTTTATATTCAGCAACTTGTTGCATTGTTTTTATATCTAGCACATGAAATGCAGAATAATCTCCACCATCTCCTCTCGCAACATCCGCTACTACTACATATGAATTAGAATAGTTTGGATATTCCCATATCCAATAATTGCCATCAAATCCTCTTTTTTCTTTTGGATCTTCTACATATGTTTGTTCATACCATTGTATAATAGGTCCATCTACTACTGTATGACCAGAACTAATAAAGTCACAATCACATTCTTGTGCTGCACTCTTTTCTCCTAATAATTCTGTTTGAAGGTCTCTCCATCCTTGATCTCTTTCCGGATGTACTGTCCAATGTAATTTGATAGGATTAAATTGTCCACCTGCTTCTGCTTGTGACCATGTCTTATGGAATAAGTTACCTGTACCATTTGGTGTCGATAACATAATTGCACCACCACCAGTTGCTAATGTTTGTTGTGCCGCAGTCCATATTTCATCAATTCTATCAACAAAAGCAGCTTCATCAATTACCAATAATGATAATGCTTCAGATCTACCTGCATCACCTTTTGACGATATAGCTTTAATTTGTGAGCCATTTTTAAATCTTAATGAAAGTTTATTATCTTCCATTGTCTTGCCTTTTAGCCAACTAGGTAAATTATCATGCATTACTCTAACTTTAGTAACTAAGTTTTTTGCAACGTCTTGTTTAGTTGCAATTACTAATACATTATAATCTGATTGGAATATCATTTTCCATAATGAATATCCTGCCGATAAAGTTGATATACCTAACTGTCTAGATTTAAGAACAATATTATATCTATTATCTTTGAATTGATTTAATGCCTCTTCCTGAAATGGATAAAGGTTAAAGTACATCTTACCTTTAGTAGGATGTTGTATAATACAATATTTACGCATGAAATGTACAGGGTCTTGAGAACACCGTTTATATTCATCACGTATTATTTCTTTTATGCTTTTCTTTACCGACATATTATACCTTAATATAAGAAATTATTTGCAGAAAAACAAATAAAAGAACTGCTTATTTTTTTCTTTTTTCGAATGACCTTCCGCCAAAATATGCACCAATGACCGTTATTAATACTAATTGTAATAGGTCAGTCCATTTTTCTTCTACTTCAAAATGAATTGTGCCAGCATCGATAAATATCATTAACACCGTACATACAACTAGAAATATAAGTACCATTGGTCTTACATTTTTGGATAACCAAGAATCAGAATTCATATCTGATTTCCACCTATCTGTTATGTTAGCTTCCATTTTAGTTTCATAATCAGAAACTAATTCTTTTATCTTTTGTTCTGCCGCTAATTTTTCTTCTTTAGATGTATGCAAGTTATCTATAACTCCGCCAACACCTTTTACTAGATCAGCTGCTCCTCCGCTAAATAATTTTGTTAATATACTCATAACTTTACTTTTTATTCTCCAAAAGATGTTCTAATATCATCTTTAAGTTTATTATAATCATTTTCTATTTTATTGATAAAGGATGAAATATCTACTTCATTTCTCTCACCATCTGCATTTTCCCAGGTAGTTTCTTTCATTTGTTGTTTAACAATTTCAACTTCCTTATCAGTATCTTTGAACCACGATTCAGCATTTGTCAACATAATTTCTTTTTGATATTGTTTCCATGCATCTGGTCCTTGTTGCTTTATCTTACGTTCTTCTTCCAAAACACAGCCGAAGCATTTTTTACGTTTAAACCAAAACTTAAAGTTAAGTCTTTGTTCTTTTTCTCGCATATTAGTACCACAAGTAGGACATTCTTTTGGTACCTTTAATAATTCTTGAATATCTTTAAGAATACTATTTTCGGGTTGACGTGTTGTAAATCCATCATGTTGTGTAACTCTTGTTCGAAATCCCTTACCATCCGTTTCAATCCATATTTTAGGTTTACCATCTTTAAAAGATTCTATTACTTCAGATTCTTTTAATTTTGTTTTACCTGTATATATTGATTTACGTGTTTGAGATCGGTGTTCGCCAGCAAGCATCTGCTTGATAGCTTTCACATTTTGTAACTTATTGCTCATATTAGTTTAAACCTTGGCGCATCTTCAATAATAATCTTTTCTTCGCTCCATCTTTAAGACCTAAACTATTTATCATGTCAATGACGAAATCAGTTTGTTGAGTTGCTGGCTTAGTTGCTAATGTTTTCTTCATCATTTGCATTGCTTGAGTTTTGTCTACTCTGCCCATTTTAGATGCTAATGCTGAACTAACTTCTGCTTCTTCGATTGATTCAAATCTATCAGCTGCTCCTGCAGGCTTACCCATATCACCTGATAATGAATCTTTCTTCATTAACATTCTGGATAATTGTTTTGCTACTTGGATATCATCGCCTGATATAGCTTGTACTACTTGAAGTAATCCTGCTGCTTGTTGAGCCGGCGTTCCTTGTCCTAATGCCTTTTTTAGCATTTTAACACCTGCTAATTTTTCTATTGAACCTAATTTAGATCCTACAGATGCTTTTGCCATTGGTGCTTCTTTTAAAGATTCTTTGATCTGTTTCCTGATCATATTTCTTAATGTTGTTTCTTTCATTGGTTTGTCCCTTATTTTAATGTAAATATGAATGTCCTA